TGCGACCCGGCTGCTGGCTGACGAAAACATCCTGAGTGACGACCAAATCGTAGCGGGGTTTGAGTCCAACGACGACCAGACGAACATAATGACAATATGGACAAGCCTGCTGCAGGATGCCGCGCGGGCTATGGGTTACGATGACCGCACTATCTCGCGTGCTCTAGTTCCTAGTGAGATCGTCAAAGACAAGTACGGCTATGGTGAGCTGCAAAAGCGCTACAGCGCTATCGTCAAAGACCGAGACGAAGAGCGGCGCTTTGCCAGCCTTTCTGTCGAGATGAACAAGCTCCTGAATACTGTCGACGCTAGTTTAATGACACCGCAATCGCTGACCGACGTGTTCTTTAACCGAGCGGGGGCGGCTGGTTTGAGCCAAGACGTTGCGCTGGGCGACTTGGTTTCGCTGGCCGAGATGCTGGACGTCGCTGCGTCGTCTGACAACGCGCTGCAGGCTAACGTGCTCAACGCAGAGAATGCACGCACGATGCTCGACAAGATTTTTCAGGCAGGCGCGTTTCTCGGACAAGACCCCGCTCTTGTAAACCGAGTTGAGCAGCTGATTAAATCCGACGATGCCGGCGACCGCTTTGCACGCAACATGCGGGCGTGGGAGCGCGGGCTGCGTGGTATGTCGGCAGGAGATATCGCGACTGCGGCTCTCGAGCTGCAAGATCAGTTCGCGCCGGTGATCGGCAGGGTGGACGAGGACTCCCGTTTTGCCTACGACGACGCACTGCTGACGGCAGTCAACGATCACAACGCCGCTGTCGGGGCACAAGTATCTGACCCGTTCGCGCCAGTCACTTCGACGCAAACAAAGGCAGCGATGATCGACGGCCAGTTTGTGCTGAGCACGGTGACGCCCGGCAATGAAGACGATCAGATCACGAAGAAACAGCAAGCGCTGCTGACCAACGGTCTGTCTGCTGCAATCATGGAGTACGACGACAATAACCCGGAAAGCGCAGCGCGGCTGTCTCAGCTGCTGTCGGTTGCGGATCAGAACGGATACTCATCAGGCCTGCTATCAGCTGCCTATGAGCGGCTGGTGGGTGCAGAGCTCGTACAGGACGAGGTCGGTACTGCGGTCAAGCTGATGAACCTCAGCAAGAACCCACTTGTCGACTTCAAGGGTAACCTGCTCATGGAGCTCGTTGCAGCCATGCCCGGAGACGCGAGCGTCAACCTACGGACCTTTGGAAACGTAGTCTCCCAGATCACACCCGATCAGATTGCCAGCGTCGAGCAGGGCCTTATGGCCATCCCGCAGGGCGAGCGCCGAGCTACTGCGCTGCGTCTGGTCGCTGACGTAGTCGACGACATCCAAGCCAACCCAGCGAAAATCGACAAGATTTTTGAGAAGCTGTCAAAAGACAGCACGATGCAGAACCTGTTTGGCCTGAATGCCCGGGCACAAGGCCTCGAGCAAGCACAAGCAAACGTGCGCTTGAACTTGGGCACCGGCATGGGCAACGTCGAGTTCCGCACGACAGAAGCTACAATGGACATGATCCAAGCTGAGCTGGGCCTGCCACGCCAACAGGTGCGTGAGCTGACTGCGCTTGGCGGTGCTTTTGTGTCGGCGTCTCTCAAGGACGTCGGGCTGGATGACATGGACGGCACAGCTCTGACTGTCTTCCAAGGCATCGACAGCGTCTCGATCGCGCGCAAGGACGGAGCGCCGTTACTGGCTCTGCGGACAGATGCACGCGGTAACCAGCTGCTCAACCCAGCATCAAGCACTGTCATGAACTTTGGGCCTGAAGCTGAGGCGACCCGGCGTATCACTGCCGGCGACAACACGCGAGGCGAAAAGCGAGACATGTTCTTGCTCGGCGCGATGGACGGACAGACGTTCGACATCGGAAACGCGCGCGGCAGCATCATCGCCACCGTAACGACCGCTGACGGACAACGGGTTGAGCGGCAAGTACGGCCAAGCGATTTTGAAGCAATCGAGACCAAAGGCAAAGATTTCTTCAACGGCTACGGCATGGTCGCCTACGGCCTCGACGCCGACATGTTTGGCCCGGATGTGACCAGCGTGTCGATCCGGTTCACAGGCGGCATTGGCATGTCACCGCCAGACTCGGTCGACTACGACCGCATCTCTTTCAGCCTGACGACGCTGCGACAAGCGAAACAGAACGGACAGTTCCTCACACAGTTTAAGGACGCTGATTGATGGTAGATTTTACCTTTGACCAGATGTCAGGCACGCTGCCTGAAACAGACAAGGTCAACATCGCACGCGGCACCGGCTCAGCTGTAAAGTATGGGTTTACAGGTGACCTGTTTCGCCTGACCAGCGGGCTTGTGCTCGAGGGCATGTCGGACGCTGAGCGGCAGGACGCAGCTGTGTTCCGAAACTTGCTCAGCAAGAAAGCGCTGCAGTCTGTCTTTGGCGACGTCGGTCGCGAGCCAAACCTCGACTACGTCTACGGCATCGCTGAACTACAGGGCGTGCCGACTGGCCCCTACATGAACGAGCTGGTCGACGCTGCACGGTTCCTCGACGATGACGAGCTGAACGTGTTCGCTGACTTCCTTGGACGCAAAAGCAGCGCGATGGAACAGACAGGTGCAGGTGCACGCATCGCCGGTGCCCTGCTCGACCCAGCGATGCTCATCCCACTTGTCGGCGTCGGTAGCAAGACTGTGTCGGCGACGCGCGCTGCGCAGTCAGCTGCACGGGCTGGACAGGCGACGCGGGCACAGCAGTTCATCGCCAACAACCCGTTCGCAGTCGGTGCGGCTGCTGAGGGGTTTGCAGACCTTGGACTGCAGACAATCAGCAGCGCCGTGGACCCGACAGGTGAGCGGCAGATTGACCTGACTGGTGTCGCCATTGCCGGCATCTTGGGCGGCGGTATCAACCGTATCGTGAACGGTGCAAGGCCGAACCTGACCGGGCAGTTTAAGCCTTCAGCGCAGCAGAGCGATCTGGCTGCGCAGGCTGACGAGCTGACCAAGGCGACCGAAGCGATTGAACGACGTGCGGCTGTGAAGATCGTCGATGGCAAAGTGTCGGGCCTCGATGACACCGGCAAGGTGGCAGGCGGTATGACGGACGCGCGGCGACTGTTTAGTCCGCTGGTCCGTATCTACACGAGCTCCGTGCCGACTATCGCACAGGTCGCGCGGCGTCTGGGCGGTGTACAGACTACGCAGGGCGGCAAGGTCGCTGATGATTTTGGCGACATCGAGCTCGAGCAGATGCGCTACGCAAACATCGAGCTTATGCAGATCGACCCGTACATTAACGGGGTCCGTCTGGAGCTGCGAGCTGGTGGATCACAAGACGACCTTGTGAACAGCTACATCATGTCGAGATACGTGCGCCGTCGGGTTGCCGGTCAAGAGCCAGACCAGATTGACCTCGACGAAGTGTTCCGTGGTGAGATTGACCCAGCGTCGTATCAGCGCTCACAGCGCATGCTCGAGGACTTGTACACACAACATGGCGCACAGCTGAAGAAGCTGGCTGAGAACTTAGTCGCAGCAGAAGTGCGCGGCGCAAAGGCCCTCACCGACGTGGCTGAGGGCAAGTACCTGAGCCGTTCCTACAACGTGATCTTCTTTCCGCAAGTCTACAACATCCTCGGCAAAGAGGGGATGGGCACACTGTTTACACGCGCGATCAGAGACGCGCAGTTCGACGACATCCAACGTGTTATCGCTGACCGCATCGCACGCGGGCAAAAGAAGCCCAGCTGGTACAAGCCTGAGAAGCCGATGACGGCTGACGAGGTCATGGTCACCTACGCAAAGGACGTCGCGGCAGAGGCTGAGAAGTTCAGCATCCAGTTTGGCAAAGGCATGGCCTCGAGCATCAACGGCAGGATGACGAATAACTACTTCAGCCAAATTGACGCGGTGTCGATAGACGACTTTACCAACGACGTTATCGAAGACCTGCTGGCCTCGAAGGACTTCAGCGCTGACTTCAAGAAGGTGCTCGAGCAGAGCATGGGCATCGGTGGCTCCCAGAAGACAGGCAAGCCTGACATGGCCGCGCTGAACTCGCGTGTGAAGCTGAACGAGCTGGCGAGCGTGAAGCTCAGTGACTTGAAGGTCTCGTCGGAGAACCAAGCGGCGCTTGCCAAGATACTGGGCCGTGCACGGATGAGCGCAGACGACAGCATCTCGTTCGAGGACTTGCTGTTCAACGACTACCACCAGCTGCAGCAAGGCTACTTTCACCAGTACGCTGGCGCAGTTTCACTGGCGCGGCGGGGTCTTAACCGTGAAGGCGGTGCGTCGGTACAGGACGTAATTCGTGTTGCCACAAACGAGGTCGATGCAATGCGCGGCAAGGCAACGGCTAAGCAGGTTAAACGCGCGCAAGACGACCTGAACGCTTTCATTTACCTAATGCACACAGCTAACGGCAAAGGCATCGACTACGCGAAAAGCAAGATGCTGCAACGAGACAACATCCTCAATGCCAGCCTTGAGCAGCACAGCGCTTTTGCAAAGGGCATCGGCCTGTTCCGTAACATCTCGACGTCAGTGCACCTTGGCATGGTCGCGTTTGCGCAGGCATCTGAAGCTGGGCAGCTGATCGGCTCTGTTGGCACGCGGCTGCACGATATTGACCGCATCACTGGCGTACTTAGTGACATCTCTAAAGTGCGAAGCGGTGATGCTTCATCGCAGTTAGCGCGAGACATGGTGCACATGGGATACGCGCATCAAGGCACTATGAGCCGTTTTGACGGCACTTCGGTTGGCAGTCAGATGTTCTTGCAAGAAGGCGACGATGTGCTGACCAAGGGCTACAACATTTCGGCACGGTGGCGTGAGCGTATGTCGTGGTACAACTTCATTAAGCCGATTACTCTGGGCATGCGTGCGGTAGCCGTCGGAAGAAGCTACGACAGACTGTACGCAGGCGCGACAAACAAAGGCTCGGCGTTCAGCCTTGCGGAGATGCAGACGTACTTTGGGTTTAACGAAGACGAGCTCGATGCACTTTACGATGCTATCCGCAAGCACGCAGAAGTCGATAAGACAACGGGTGCAGTCACTTCGTTGCGCACGCAGGTGTGGCACAAGTCAGGCCCGCAGGCTGCTGCACTGGCTTCAAAGCTAGACCAAGGCCTGTTCAACTTTAGCCATACGATCGTGCAAGAAAGCGGTCGCGGATACGCACCTATCTTCATGCAAGGCGGGCTGGGCAGTACTCTGTTTCAGTTCATGTCGTATGCGTCGAACAGCTTTGAGAAGCAGCTTGTACCGACAGTGCTGCTGGCACAGCGCGGCGACACACGTGCGGTAGCAAACCGCGTGAGCGCTGCTGCTCTTGGGTCTGCGCTGGGCTACAGCTCACGCCTGTACGTGCGCAGCCTTGGCATGAGCGAAGAGCGTCGGGCTGAGTACCTGCAAAAGAATCTGACGTTCGACAAGGTGGTGCTCGGAACGATCAGCTACATGCCACAAATGAGTGGTCCCATGATTGCTGGCGGCATTGCAGCTGACGTGATGATGGGCTCGCTGGGTGGTGACTCAAACGCTATCCGCAAGGGTCTTCCGAGTGTACCGGCGCTATCGAGCTTCACGGACATTGTGTCGACCGCTTCGATACCGGGCCGGTATCTGAACCCTGAGCAAGAAGTGACGGAAGCGCAGCTAAACCGTCTGTTCCGATACGCTACTGGCGGCATCGCGAATACACCGCTGGGCATCATGCCGGGCAACGTAATTGCTGCGCTGGCGACTGAGGGTAACTCCTCGCTCGAAACTCTCCCTCCCCGCAAAGAAAGAAACTAGGATATGGCAACTTACGCTCCGGTCGCCTACACGACGGCGGCGAACAATACGCAGATTGACTTTGACATCACGTTCACGTTCCTGCGTAACCAAGACCTTGCTGTCAGTGTAATTGACCCCAGCGGTAACGTGCTTGTTGCCGGGACGGGATACGACACACAGCTGCAAACGCAGAGTGACGGTACGTTCGACATGCGCGTTGTGCAGGCTGGCACGCTGACGACAACCAACACGCCGCTGACTGCTGGCCACGTGATCAGCATCAAACGCAACACGGACATCAGTACGATCCTGACCGTGTTCCAAGATGGCGCGTCGTTCAAAGCGGCAGACATCAACGCGATCATTAACCAGCTGTTCAACAACGCGCAGGAAACTGCAGCGAGTGTCGGTGAAGGTATTGGGCTGACCGACGACCTGCTGGCTTACGACGCAGACAACAAACCGCTGCGTAACCTTGCGGCTCCCACGGCAGACACCGACGCAGTACGCAAGATTGATGTCGACAGCGGTATCGGCGCGGACATCACAACTGTCGCTGGTATTGCCAGTGATATCACCGCAGTTGTGAGCAACACGTCGAATATCAACGCGGTTGCAGCCGACGCAGCTGACATCGGCACCGTCGCTGGGTCGATTTCAAACGTGAACAACGTGGGCGGATCGATTTCGAACGTGAATGCCGTAGCAGGTGACGCAGCTGACATCGGCGTCGTGGCCGGGATTTCCAGCGCAGTGTCAAATGTATCGAGCATCAGCAGCGACGTCAGCGCCGTTGCAGGCGTAACGAGCGACGTCACGACCCTCGCGCCACAGGCTAGCAACATAAGCACCCTGACCCAGACCGCAAACCTGACGGCCCTGCAGAACGCAGCGACCAACGCAGCAGCTGCAGAGGCAGCGCTGAACGCCTTTAACGCAACATACGTGGGCGCGTATGCGACCGACCCCAGCACTGATGCAAACGGCAACGCCCTTACGGACGGTGACCTGTACTACAACACGGCAACCCAGCGACTAAAGTTTTTCGACGCAGCGAACAGCACTTGGATCACGCTTGCGAACAGCGTGCAGGTAAACTCAGCAGCAACTTTGCAAGCAGTCGGTGACGTTGACTTCGCTTATGCTGGCGGTACTGCGCTAGCGAGCCACAACTTTATTGTTCGTGACAGCAGCAACAGCCGCTGGGAGAACACGACACCCGCAGGCGTGCGTGATCTACTTGGCATCAGCCCAACGTCATCGACGAACGAAGACATTGCGGTCACTGGTATCACTGTCGATAGCACTGCCAACAACCACACAGGCCTGCAAATCGACAAAGACGACATCAATGGTTCGTTCATTACTGCTGTCTACCAAACCAGCGGTGGCAGCAATCGCGCCTATCGTCTTGAGCCACCCGCTACAGACAGCGCGACCGATGCATTTCGCTGGACAACCCACAACTCGCACAGCTTTTGGGTTGATGACGCCGAGCGTCTGCGCATAGACAGTAGTGGTCAAATTGTACTGCCCGACTACAACGGCAGTGACCCATTCCCCGGCCAAACCATGGTGGCATCGTTGGCGGTTTCGAGCAGCGGAGCTGTCGTTGAAAACCAGAACCTAAGCACTGCGGCAACACCCACGTTTGCTGGTGCTGATTTTGGTTCCAACGCCATTACATACAGTAATTATTACGCCTATCTTAGCGACCTTCCCGACGCCTCGACGTACCACGGAATGTTCGCACATGTTCACGACACGGGACGCGCGTACTTTTCACACGCTAATAACTGGACTCCGTTAGCGAACCAAAGCGAAGTCACGGCCAAACAAGACACAATCACGACTAGCACGGCGCTGGCCGTTGGATCGCTCACGACTGTTACTGACGCCGGGAATACTGTCGATGTACGTCGAGCTGACCGGATCGCACTGGCAGCAAGCGCGAACGCTGACGGAGGGGCGACCCTCTACGACGCAACAGCAACCGCTACGCTGACGCTGAGCGACCTTGTGGCTGGCGACATTGTAACCGTGTTCAGCCGCAGCGGCACAACGACAGTAGCGCGAGGCACAATCACGAACATGCACATCGACGGCGACATTGCCACGAACAAGACCAGCGTAACAGTCGGTGCCGGTACTCTGGCAACAGTAACAATGGTGAGTAACGACACCGCGATCATTGCGGGGAGCGCCCTGACATGAGCAGCGTAGCAGGAATGATGGCGCTGACTGGATCGGTGAGCGGCGGCGAAGAAGCAGAACCCGGCGGTGTCTGGGTCACCAACACCAGCTTTAACAACGACAAAACCCGAACGTGGACCGTCCCTGCGAACGTCAACTTCATCTACGCGGTCGCTGTTGGCGCGGGTGGTGGCGCAGGCCGCTCGAAAAGCGGTCATTCCGGCTCCGCTGGCGGTGGCGGCGCTCTGCGGTATAGGAACAGCATCCCTGTTGATCCCGGCGAAGTCCTGACGATTTTTGTCGGGAAACGTGGCCGAGGCGGCGTAAACGCTACCGGCGGCGACGGTCAAGATGGCGGGCAGGCACGTGTCGAGCGGGCTGACGGCTCTGTTCTCGTTGCCGCAGACGGTGGCACGGGTGGCCTCCGGGGCACCCTTGCTACGTCCACCAGCCCGGGCGGCTCTGGCCCTTTCGACTATGACGGCGGCGGTAACGGCGGCTCTGGTGGGCTAGGGCAAATATCAAACGCAGGCGGCGGTGGCGGCGGCGCTGGTGGCTATTCCGGCGACGGTGGTCACGGCGGTCGCGTTGTCACTGCCAACACCTACACCGGCTCTGACGGCCAAGGCGGGGGCGGCGGGGGCGGCGGCGTCCACACCACTCTAGGCTCAGGCGGCGGCGGGGGCGTGGGCCTCTACGGAGAGGGCGCTTCCGGCTCCGGCGGTGGCAACTCGGCAGGCAACTCGACCGCAACTGCGGGAGCGGGCGGCTCCGGGGGCACCAGCGGTGGAACGGCCGGTGGCAGCGGCGGTGAGTACGGCGGCGGCTCGGGTGCCAAAGACGACGATATCACGACAACCGGAACTGGCGGGAACAAGGGCGCTGTGCGCATCATCTGGGGTTCGGGGCGGTCCTTCCCAAGCACAAGCGTCGATCTTGCAAGCAGCACCGCTGGTGAGACTCAGCTGTAAAGGAAAAGACCATGACCGACGACACGTCAATCTCAGGAACTAAAATTACGACCTTCACCGAAGGCAGCGGCACTGTGACCGTGGCCTAATCAGAACAACAAGGACTGACAAAATGGACGACACGAAAGCTTGGTATGAGTCCCGCACGGTGATTGCCGTGCTGGTCATGCTCGCAGCCACTGCGCTGCAACAATTCGGCATCGAGCTCGGCGGGCTCGAAGAAGACATCACCAGTCTGCTGCTCGACGCTGTCGGCGTGCTGGCTGGCGGCTTGGCGATCTGGGGCCGCATTGTGGCTCAGATGAAGATTGCGTCGTGACCGAGAAGCTGCAGATACCGAGCCCGTCGCCTGACTGGCGCTCGCGTATCCTCAAGCTAGAGTTTCAAACTGAGCAGCATGCAGGCCAGCTCAACAACTTGACGGACAAAACAAACGCGATGGCCGATAGCCTCGACAGCATCCAACGAACACTGGCGCAGATCAGGTGGATAGCGATCGGTGCAGCCATCGCGCTTACCGCTAAAGAGATGAACGCGATGAGCCTGCTGAGTTTTCTGGGGGCCTAACCCATTGACATCAAACGACAATAACGATCCAAACAACGCACGGGACATGCTGAGCAGCCTACACTCGGCGGTGGCTGAGGAGCTGCTGCAGCGTGTGCGGAGTGGGAATGCGTCGGCGGCTGAACTGACAGTCGCGGCAAAGTTCCTGAAGGACATC